ATCCGTGAGCTATTGCGATTATGGCGATTATCATTATTCATGACAAACTCCGCTTACGGATTTATGGAAGGCAACCGCGCTGTAAAGAACTTGCGCTACGTTGTGCCTGGTACGATCACGCCGAAGATTGACAAATGGGAAGGGCTGACCGGTTTCAAGCGCCGAATTGGTGAAGAGACAACCGAGTACAGCCTGAAAGACAATCGCATTTTCTGGATGTGGCGATTAGACCATACCACCGAGCTCTTACCCTCGAAAAACAGCGAATTTAAGGCTCTCATGGCAGCGGCGGGTGTGCTTTACTACGCCGATTACTACGTGCAAAACTTCTTCCAACGCGGTGGAATCAGGCCGGCTTTGTTGCAAGTGGCCGGCGTGCCAACACGCGACGAGCGCGAAAAGATCGAGAACGTCTGGGATAAGATCATACACGGCTGGTCCAAGTATTTAGGCAAGGTAATCAGCGCTAACGAGATGGACGTGAAGGTCATCGGCGATGGCATTGACAATGTCGCCAACGGGCAATTGCATTCCGAGAAACTGGCAGACGTGGCGATGGCAGCTGGTATGCCCTTGTCCATCATCCTTGCTAACTCCGCTAACTATGCAACCGCGCAAACAGAGTATTTGGTTTGGTTCAGGGATTCCGTTGTGCCGTGGGCAAACTTCATGGAAGACTCGCTAAACGAAAAGCTGTTCAAACCGTTGGGCTTGCACTTTGAGTTTAGGCCTGAGATGAGCGACAAGGGGCAAGAAGAAGAACGACAGCGAGCCGGTGCTTACCGCGCTTATGTGGCAAGCGGAATGAAACCGAGCATTGCCGCGCAGGTGGTTGGCATTGATCTGCCTCCTGACATCGAGTACGAAGACTTGGACGACGTGTTCGTGCAACCTAAACCTCAACCGGTTAATGAGACCGAGATTCCGATTGAGAAGGAAGAGTTACCTGAGCCGGTGGATGAGAAATCCGTCACGCTGTTGACAATCGACCAACTAAGGGAATTGGAGCACTGGCAGGACTTAGCCTTCCGCAAGTTGAAGCAAGGGAAATCTCTTATGTTCCCGTGGGTAAGCAAAACCTTGCCTGAAGAAGTGGCGAGCGTGATCCGAGACCGGTTACCTTCGTGTAAGACGCTGGCTGAAATTGAGCGGGCGTTCGACCTGAATATGCCTGACACGCCAGACCGCCAGTTGCGCGAGTTAGCCGATGCGCTGAACAAGGCTGTTGAGGTTGTCGCGACGGAGGGTAAGTACTCCCCAAACCAACCCCGCGTGCCAAGCGGACATTCTGAAGGCGGGCAATGGACGGATGGTATTTTCCCAAGTGTAAAAAAAGCAATAGAATCAATAGCAGACATAAATAGAGAGCGTATATATGTTTTTGATCCAGATACAGGTAATGCGCGGTTTACAAGGGCTGGTGCAAAAGATAATGTGGGAGTTACCTCTTCAGAATTACGGAAAGTTAAAGACGGCATATTACTCCACAATCATCCAGGTGGAGAGGAATATCTTGTTTTTTCAAAAAAGGACATCAAATCTTTTGTGGCTTATGATGTCCGAGAGGGGTGGCTGGTTGTCGGCGACTATGTAATGGTAGTAAAACGCCCCGCAGACGGGCTCTGGCCTGATAATTATCCCGCTAAAGTCAACAAAAGTATGACCGTTCAATTAAAGAGATACGCGATGAAAGAATTGGGGTTAGATAAATACGATTGGGATATGGTCGAGTGGAGTGATGTCCCGGCAAGAAAAGCGCGTAGCATGTATGTCGCTGCATACCAGCTTGAGGGCATTGAGGCATATTGGAAAAAGTGGAGATAGGATGGACACATTCGCTGGTGATGAAGTGCTTATGATTGATGACAGTCAGCTTGAAGAAGAGTTGAATACGCCGCTTAAAACATTAATGGAACTATACGAAATATCGTATGAAAATTCGGAATACGAGTCTGAGGTCGAGGCGTGAAAGAACTAATACTCGAAGCCTTGCGCGAGTCGGTGAAACGTTACCCTGACCTGTTCGAGTACATCGACGGGGCTGCTGCTTGGGTTATAATTAGAGATGACCTGCAATTGTGGCAGGCGAAGGCGATCACACAGGCGCGCAACGGGGAGCCGGCGCTGTGCGAGTTCGATAGCGCTTACATACCCGAATCCATCGCTGACATGGTAAAGTCCATGCTGGCTTATGCAGACTGTGAGGGTTGCATAAAAACCGGATTCAGCGATGTTGAGGCATTCATGAAATCGCCGGGTTCAAAAGATAAGCACAAGAAACTCATACCGCGTACCGATGGGAAACCATTCGAGTATAGCGAATTCACAGGACTTACAGAAGCAGACATCAACAATGCGATAAAAGCGTGGGATAGGGCTATGCCTGATTACGCCGGGTTGTTAGATGCTGAAGTCAAACGGGAAGACGATGCCGGAAACTAAACCATTGTGGTACTGGGATGACAGCGTCAAACGCTATCGCAATCCGTCTACGGGGCGGTTCGTTGGCATTGACGATATGAACGGCTTGCGTACTGAATTCATGGAATCTCAAAAGAGACTAATGGAAGGGGCGACAGTCACCTTCGATGCCGGCACAATTGACAGCCGAACTTACGAAAGGCGAGTCAAGGAGATTCTAAAGCAGACGTACATTGACAATTATGTCATGGGAGCCGGTGGGCGCAATAACATGACCCAAAAAGACTGGGGAAGTGTCGGCGGTATGTTAGCAGAGCAGTACAGTTATTTGAACCCGTTTTTGGCACAAATTGAGCGTGGGGAGTTATCACCGGCACAAATTATAGCACGCTTGAAAATGTACATCAATTCTGCAAGTGAGGCGTTCTGGAGAGCATTCGCGCGTGACATTCCAATTGACTTGCCGGCTTATCCCGGTGACGGGCAAACCGCTTGCCTTACGAACTGCCAATGTCAATGGGATATAAAGCCGGTGGACGGTGGTTATGATTGTTATTGGATATTAGGCGAAGCCGAACATTGTCCTGATTGCGTTGAGAACGCGTCAAGGTGGAATCCTTACAGCATCCGCATAACAGGGGAAGATTCAAATGCCAGTTGACATTGTAATTGACGGGCTCGAGGAGTTGCGCGGGAAGTTAGACCGGTTCCCGCCTGAAGCGCAAAACGAAGCCGGCGACATGGTAAGCGAGTACGTCTTGCACATAATGCAGGAGTACGCGCCTTACAAGTACATTCCGTTCAAGTCAGCCTACGGCGGGTTCTTTAGCGACAAACAGCGCAAGTACGTTTTTGCCAACAAGCTATTCGGTGGTTCTGCAAACAGATCACAGCGATTACGGCAAGGCTGGAAGAAGATGGGCGGAGGTGCTGACACGTTGGTTTACAACGATGTACCTTATGCCGGCTATGTAGTAGGGGACGACTCTCAAGCGAACATGCACACGATGATCGGCTGGTGGACGGTTAGCAGTCGGTTGGGTGAGAGAGCAGCACAGATTGAGCGACTTGCGAAAGCAGGCGTAGACAAAGCAATCGAAAAGTTGGGGTTATAAGAGAAGTTAGTTACAGACAACTGAATACATAAGGCTGTCATGGGCGTTGGGTAACGCGGTGGTAGACCTGGTGGTCAGAGGGTTCTGAAGCCAAAACAAAGCACGTATTATCGTGCGGACGTTTGGCTTTATCGGTTTAAGGAGGTGTCGATGGACACTATGGTGTATTTTGGAGACGCGGTAAAAGCACTTGGCGAGGGCAAGGTTGGTGGCTATTTAGTGCGCTGGGGCGGTGACGGTGACGTTGACCTGACCGGTGATTATTTCACTAAAGAAACTGATCTTGGCATCAGCGAGGGTGACCGACTGCCGGTGTACTTCGAGCACGGCTACGACCCGGTGATAAAAAGCCGGCGGTTAGGGCGGGGGCAAATTGAACGCTTTGACGACATCGGAGTTTGGTTTGAAGCACAACTGGAGTTACGGGATGAATACGAACGCAAGATTTATGAACTGGCTGAAGCTGGGAAGCTCGGTTGGTCGAGTCAGGCGGGCGGTTCGCTCGTAGCAAAGGAATCTGGATTGGGAGGTACACGAATCGCTACATGGCCATTGGCAGAAGCAACGCTAACTAAGTCGCCAGCCGAGTACCGAAACACCGCAATACCAATGAAATCAATTTATCCGGAGGCGGAAACGCCAAAGGCAACTACCCATGAGGAGGAAATCATGGCAGAAGAAATCAAGTCCTCACCGCCTATTGACGTTGAGGCACTCGTAAAAGAGGCTGCTGAGAAAGCTATCAAGGCTTACGAAGAAGCACAACCGAAAATCAAGGGTGGGTATGCTGAAGTCACTGAAGACGAAACAGACCGCTCACTCAAAGCAAACCCATTCACCGCAGCCGAGTTTTTCCAGGCTGTCAAAATGGCAGAAATGTACCCCGGACAGGAAGAGCGTCGGCTGTTGCCATTCAAGGCGACGGGGCTAAACGAAGCGACTCCCTCCCAGGGCGGGTACTTGTTACCACCTCAAATTGCAGCCGGCATCCACAGTTCAATGTGGGCGACTGGCTCTGTTTTGAGCCGTTTCAATCCTATTCGCGTCACTGGCAACTCTTTGACGATCAACGCTGTGGACGAAACTTCACGCGCCGACGGCTCCCGCATGGGTGGCGTGCAAGGCTACTGGCTGGCTGAAGCCGCTCAGAAGAGTGCAAGCAAACCCAAGTTCCGCCAGATCGACCTGAAACTCAAGAAAGTAGCGGCCTTGTGCTACGCTACCGATGAGTTGCTTGCCGATGCATCCGCATTGGAAAGTTGGATTGGCAACGAAGTTCCGAATGAGTTGCGCTTCAATGTAGAAGCCGCGATTATCAACGGTGACGGCGTTGGTAAACCTTTGGGCATCCTGCAATCTGGATCATTGATTAGTGCTACCCGCACCGATGGTTCAAAGATTGATGCTTATGACATCGGTCGCATGTGGGCGCGCCGGCTTCCAGGCTACAACGATTACGTGTGGTTTGTGAATCCTGCTGTTTACCCGCAATTGCTGAACATGACCATTGGCGACATGCCCGTTTACGCACCGAGCGTGCGGCCTGATGTTCCATTTGGTTCATTGCTTGGTCGACCCGTTATTGAGAACGAATACTGCCCGAATTTGGGCACTGCTGGCGACATTCTGCTCGCTTCACCTTCCGCTTATGCCCTTATTACTAAGGGTGGGGTTGAGGCAGCTTCCAGTATTCACATTAAGTTTGACTATGATGAAACAGCCTTCCGCTTTGTTTATCGTGTTGATGGTCAACCCTACTACAACGCCCCAATTACTGCTTACGATGCTGTCAATACTGTCAGCCCGTTTGTGGCATTGTCGGCTTCAAGCTAATCGGAGGTGAATGATGGCGAGATACGCTGAAAAACTCCATATTGTTCCGGTATTTTCACCGGCAGGCACAACCACATTTCTTTCTTATGCGGTTGGGCTTAAAAATTCCCACTGGGTCACATTCCTAATCAATTTAGGCGTGATGACTTCAGATTCATCTGATGTTGGCACTGTGACCGTCATTGCTACCGACACTCTCGGTAATACAACCGACGCTCAAGACGTGGCAGTTCCCTTCACCTATCGTTTGTCCGGTATTATGGGCACGAATGAAGATTGGGGTGACATCACCGCAGCTACTGCTTCTGGAATGACTTTCAACGCTACAGATGATGGCAAGTCTATTGTGATTGACGTTGACCCGGCTTCAATTCCGGCTCTGCATTCAACCGCAAAGGGCGTGAGAATCGCTGTTGACGGCACCGGGCTTATCACCCAAGCCGGCATCGCGGTTAATGCGTTTGTCGAAGATCGCTATCCGCAGGCAGATCACCTCAGCGCGACGACCTAATTTAGGGTGGAGTGAACAGGGGGAGGGCTTTATGCTCTCCCCCGCATTGGAGGACAAATGGCAGATTATGTGACAGTATCAGAAATCAAGGCGGATATTCCAGATTCACCGCTATTTGATGTAACCGATTCAACTTACGATAGCGTGCTGGGAAACATGGTCACGGCTGCCTCACGGCTGATTGATCGTTACGTGGGCGGTTGGGATAACTTCTTCTATCCGACCACCGATAACACAACCCGCTATTTTGACGGAAGCGGCGAAGAGCAACAATACATTGACCCGATGGTTAGTTTGACTTCCGTCGCGGTTAGTGAAAGCGGTGGGCGTGCTGTGAGCGATTACACCACCTGGACCAATGACACCGACTTCTTCGTGTCGCCTTACAACTACGCCTCTATTGGTATGCCGATTATGAGCTTGGTTATTGACAATGATGCCGGCTCTAAGGGCACGTGGGGCACAACTCGCAAGGGCGTGAAAGTGACCGGCGTGTTTGGCTGGTCTGCAACTCCACCGGAGGACATTGAGCAGGCCTGCAAGATCCAGGCGGTACGCTGGTTTATGCGAGCCAAACAAGGCTATCAGGATGCCGGCGCAAACCAGAACTTAGGCGAAATGTACTACATGAAAGAACTTGATCCTGACGTGAAAACGATTTTACAACGCTATAAGATATTCAACGTGGCGGTGATCTAATGAGCATCATTGATGACGCAATCACCCGCTTGCAATACCACGCTTTAGCGATTACCAGCACAACTGTCAGGGGAGCGCCTTCCTACCCGGTAGAAGACGCGACTGTGTTACCGCTTGCGATTGCTTACATCTCAGATGGAACTGGCTCGGCTGATGATAGCACGACCGCTCGATTATTGTTGACGGTCAAGGTGGACTTCCACGTCAACCGAATGAGCATGAAGAGTGCTTACACCGAATTGAACAACATCATTCCAGAATATTTACGAAGACTGGCTGGCGATCCAACATTGAACGGCAAGGTGGACACGATTGTTTTCCCTGTGACCTTCGCTGTTATGCCGGCACAATGGGACCGGGTGGTTACGCAAATGGCGTCCTTCTCAGTTCCACTCAAATTCAGGGAAACACCGACAACGTAGCAGAAAGGCTTGAATTGAAAAAGACTGCTGTAATACTTGGAATGCATCAAGGCACGATGGGCGAGTTTGACCAGACCCGTGATGATTGTGATGTGTTCGTTATGAATGAAATGCTATCTCGCGGGGCGGTTGCTCGCGCTGATTATGTGATGCAACTGCACAAGCCGGCAGTGTGGAGGTCGAGCCAAAACAGGAACGACGCTAAACACTACGAATGGCTGAAAACTAACACTGAAGTTACCGTCTTCATGGCAGAACATTTTGATGATGTTCCCATGTCAAGGCGTTTTCCACTTGAAGAAATGAAAGCATATTTCAAAGGGGCGGAGTGGTATTTTACAACCACCGTTGCCTATGCCATTGCTTACGCCATTTATGCCGGTTACAAGCGCATTGAGGTATACGGGGTTGAGATGGAAACCAACACCGAGTATGGACACCAGCGTCCTTGCGTGGCGTACTGGTGCGGTGTGGCTTACGGTAAGGGCATTGAGGTTGACTTCCACAGTCCGCAATTCTACGTGTCGCCATTGTACGGGTATGAGGGTGACATAACCATCCCGGTTGAAATGTTTGAACAGCGGGCAAAAATGCTGGCTGAGAATGCCAAAAGAACGCTTGAAGAATATAAGCACGCAAAAGAGGTATTTACCAACGCGGTAGAGGCGTTTCGCAATGATTACAAAGTTGGAATGAAGTCGCTTGAAACTCACGCTAACAATTGCGCAAACCTGGCTCACGAATTCAATATGAGTGACGGCGCATTGCAGGTAAACCAACGCCACATCAAGGCTTGCAAGATTATGGAAGCCGAAACTGGCGCGTACTTTTTGAGTAAGCAAGTTTACGAAACCGAATTCCATGCCAGCGTGACCAAATGGCAGGAACATCAGCAGAATTTGAGAGAAATCTCGGACGCTCTGAAAGCCAAAGACAATGAACTTGAGCAAGCGTCAAGCAGGGGTTATCGAAGCCGGCGCTGTGACGAATATCTGGCACTGGTTGACACGTATGTCAAAGTGGTTGGCAAGGCTGGCCTGCTATCCGGTATCAGCATCGAGAGTAAAAACCTGATGGCGATCCACGATCAGAACGAGCGCATGGCTGGCGGTAAAAAGGCGGTTGAGATTATGGCGGAGGCAAGGGCGTGAAAACCTGCCTGATTATCGGAAATGGTCCATCGCTGGCTGACGTACCGAATGAGTTTCTGGCAAAGTATCCGACTTTCGGCTCAAACCGCGTCTACTTGAAGTTTGTGCCGGACTACTACGCCTTTTGTGACAAGTTGTGGATTAGCAATTACATCGAGGACATAAAGGCGCTGGATTGCAAGCTAAAGTTTATCCGAGCAGAGTTCGCTAACTTGATTCCGGGCGCTATTCCGCTATACAACAATCCGAAACGGCATGTGTTTTCCTACGAGCCTTACGAGTGGATATTTGACGGGGCAACGGTGACATTCGTTCACTTGCAATGGGCGTTCTATCTCGGATTTGAGCGAGTTGGCTTGATCGGAGTTGACCACTTCTACGGATATCAGGAAGAACCTGGCACGCTTCAGACGGGGCGTGAATCGGCTCACTTTGATCCGAATTACTACGATAAGAACATCACCTACTGGCGACCTAACCTTGATAAGACTACCAGAAGTTACAAGTTGGCAAAAGAGGCTTACGAGAAGGCGGGGCGTGAGGTGATAAATATAACGCCCGGAAGCAAACTGGATGTGTTCAGAAAAGAGGATTGGCATGACTGGTACAAGTAGCGCGGTCATTTTCCATCCTTACTTTTCAGAGGATTACGCGCCGATGCTGGAGTTGATCAAGCCACGTCACACGGCTTATGCGGATAAGTGGGGCTTTGACTTATTACCAGTTGACTTTCGCAAATTGATGGTCAAAGCAGATGTTGAGTTGGTGCAGGCCGAAATGGTTGGGTATGCGAGTCAACTCCTGAGTAAATACAACTATGTTGTTTGGCTTGACCTTGACACGCTTATTTGGGACCTGGACGTGGACTTGCGCACGGCAACCGACGAGATTGGGGCGGTTAGATTCCATCCACATAGACCAATGGCAACCGGTGATCTATTTTCCTGCCATTTTGGTGGGGTCAAGGTAAACCACCTGAATTGCGGGGCGGTCTACATCAAGCGCACACCTTTCACGCTTGATTTTATGGATGAGTGGGCTGGGTTGGCACGGCAATCACCGGGTTGGTACTCAGCGCAAAATGCTTTCAATATTCTCACTATGGGTTATGGACTGCCAGACTTAGACTTCCGCTGGAACTATAACTACAACCGACATGGAGTTTGCAGAAAGCCGGTGGTCAAAGGCTATCACGGTTACAGAGGGCTTGATAAGAAAATGAGCGCCATTGAATCAGACTTACGGGCATTAAAACGATGGCAGAAAAACTGATACTCGGTAACGGCTTGCTTGGAACGGAGTTGCAACAACAAACCGGTTGGGACGCCATCGCCCGTGAGCGAGACAGGTTTGATTTGCTCAATTCATACCTATTTGGCAGGTACATGAAGGGTTATGACTGTATTATCAATTGCACCGGATTCACAAAGGATCACTCCGACAAAGAGACCAACCTGGCTTTGAATTATAAGGCGGTGGTTGACTTGGTGGATTATTGCAACAGGCAGGGAAAGAAATATGTGCATATTAGCACGGACATTGTCTATGCCGGCTCGGTCCACTCCGCGAGTGAAGATGACGTTCCAATACACGCCCGCAACTGGTACGCCTATTCCAAACTTCTGGCTGATGGGTACGTTCAAGCGGTTTGTGAAGATTATCTGCTGATCAGGACGGCATTCAAACCGAGACCATTTCCGCATAAAGTGGCGGTAAATAAGGTCGGGAACTTTGATTATGTAGACGTGATAACAGGGTTGATTGTTGAACTTATCGAGGGCGGGGCAAGCGGCGTTTATAACGTTGGTACAAAACTAAAAACAATGCTTGAACATGCCCGCGAAACCGTACCAGATATTGAGCTGAACACGGATAGTCCACCTATTGACGTGAGCATGGACCTCAGCAAGATGGATTCGTTCAGGACAAAGGCCGGCAATGCGTGATGTGGTTGTCGCGTGGATCAGGAAAGTTTGCTCAAGACTTTGGGAGCGCCTACTTTCTATTGGAGATAAGGAACAATAATGCGAACTGAAATGAACCCGAACAGGCAAGCAAAAGCGGACGGTTACGCCCCTTACATCGCCAGTTCCATAATTCACTTACCGAATTTTGAAGGCTACCACGAGCAGAGATTTGAGGTGGTAAAGACTTCACTAACTACGATGCGGGAGAACGCCGGGTTAGATTGTCAGATTCTGATTTGGGATAACGGCTCATGCCAGGAATTTAGGGATTGGCTGTTGAACGAATATAAGCCTGATTACGTGATGTTGAGCACTAACGTGGGTAAGTCAATTGCGCGTGCCAGTATTCTGCGGATGTTACCGCCTAAAACGATTGTCGGGGTTGCCGATGATGACATGTACTACTACCCGGACTGGTTCAAAGCGCAGGTTGAGTTGATGAAATATTTTCCTAACGTTGGGCAAGTGAGCGGTTATCCAGTACGGACTCAAATGCGATGGGGCAACAAGCGCACGCTTGAATGGGCGCGCAAAGTGGCAATAGTTGAAGAAGGAAGTTTCATCCCAGCTGAATGGGACGAGGATTATTGCACTTCGATTGGGCGCGATTACGAGTGGCACAAGAAATACACCGAAAATGACATGGATAAGCGCATAACCTATCGGGGTGTGCAAGCGTACGCGTTTGCCCATCATTGCCAGTTTATTTGTGAAGCCGGCAAGATTGCGCCTCTGGCTCGATTTGACACGGAAGCGATGGCAGACGAAAAGCCGTTTGATTGGGCGGTAGACAATACCGGCATGTTACGGCTTACCACGATCAACCGCTATACCAGGCACATCGGTAACGTGCTGGATGACGATCTGAAACCGAAGAGACGGAGGCGTAAATGAAAATGAAATATGTTGGAAAAGGCTCGTTCCTGGTGGGCGTGCCGGCTCGCGATCTAAACGCGAGTGAAGCAAAAAGATTCGGAATTGAGAGGTTGCTAAACAGCAATCTTTACGAAGAAATCAAAAGAAAACCAAAGGTCGAAGAGCCGGCGGATGATATTCAACAGGAGGCC